GTAAGCGCCTGCGGATCAACGCCACCTGCTCCGGTACCGTGCGTGAAGCCACCGGCACCTCCGGCGTGGATAATGCAACCGGCCCCCGACTGGCAGACACCGCTGAACGGGATTATTTCATCCTCAGAGAACGGTTGATGACAATGCAGAAGCAGCTGGAAGGGGCGCAGGAATATATCCGCACTCAGTGCACTAAGCTGGCTTTTTATTATCCGGAGGATACATGAAGAAATTACGGGTAACCGTAGAACCTTTTCAGGGAACAATTCCGTTCCGTATTTTGCAGCGTGGTCGTGTTCTTGTTGAAGGTTCGTTCAGTGGTAAATGTACGCAATTACACTCCCGGACCTTTCAGGTGAATGCCACGAATGAAGAGCTAACCGTGGAGTGTACGATGAATGCCGCTAAATGCCGCATGGTATCCGCTGCATTACAGCCAGTGTGTTGAGCGACCTTATTATCCATGCGCGGTATTGTCGCCGTATTCCTGCATTAACAGAGACCGCAGCCCGACAGGGAGACTCCTCTGCGCGAGTGTGCGGGGATAATCAAAAACGATACACACCGGGGTTTACCGCGTTAACGGAGCGCGGCGTTGTCCCCTCATAGTCGCCTGTCCGGTGCGATGGTGGAAGAAGCCGGATGTTTATCACTATTAATTGATGACACAGAAATGGATTCATTGAATTTCAGCACGTTTTTGTATTCGTGTTATTGAACATCTGTTTATTTTACTTTTAACATATTGATAATAAAAAGAGCTGTAAATCTTTAGATGAGTCGATTTTGTCCGGGGAAGTTCAAATGGATTTTATGCTGACGGTTTCTGGTGTGGTTATCCTGTCCATTGCTTATACTGCAGATAAATATGGCTGCCATTTGTTATCACGTATTGGCGCTTATTGTTCGTTGATGCTGATTTTCTCGTCGCTTTTTTTTGAGTAAGTTATATTAATTATAACAAATAATTTTCTGTGTTATTTTTTCAGGCTATCCCGTCAGAGGGGAAGCCTGTACTGCCGGGGAGCGAATGGAAAACTGATGTGTCCGGTAACTGCGTGTTCTGTGAACACCATGTTACTTAATTATGTAATTCATACCCGAACTCTCTGTTGACAGCCTTCTTCTGCAGGCTTCAATAACCCACGCTGAAAAGTTACTGGACCCTTTATGCTCAAGGGCGATGTTGATCTGTTCAATCATGTGATTGGGGAAACGGATATTGCGGGTTGTGGTTCTGCGGGTCCGGTTTTTCGATGACATATTTATTTCCTTTACTGATTGCCATATGACGGGGATTTTACATGGCTGAGCTTCGTACACTCCAGAGCAGAATCAAAACTCTGAACACCCGACGGGTGAATATTCTGAAGGGGGAACAGCGTCGTGTCAGTGGCAGTGCACGTGTTTCCCTCAAGCGTCATATCTGGCTCAGGGATGCCGGGCAGTGCTGTCTCTGTGGTCGTGTGGTTGACCTCTGTGACAGTGAACTCGATCACCGCATTGCACTTCAGTTCGGTGGTGGTAATGAGGAGACGAATCTCTGGACGCTCTGTACCGAATGCCATCGCCAGAAGTCAGTCAGTGAAACGGCGAGTGGTATGCCGGACCCGACGCTGCCGGAGGTGTCCGGAGGTCATGGCAGGGCAGACGATATCATCGGACTGTGATCCGCCCCGGGGGGGGATCATCCGGCGAAAAAAACGATCGCCCCGGACACCGCCCCCCCTCTCATGCAGAGAAAAAATTCCTGTTTCAGGCCAGTTAACATGTTAACTGGCTGCCCGGGCATTTTTGCGGTTTTTATCTTTATTATTCAGTTTGTTGTGCGAAAAAAATGTTAACTGGCTTTTTCAGCAAATGTTAACCAGGCAGCAGTTAACATTTGCGGCATGAGACGCCGGGAAAAATGGGCTGAACCATACCCGGCTGAGTGCGTTATGGACCCGGGAGGAGGCTGTGCTGACAACGCAAAAACGAAAATTTGCGCTGGCGCTCATGTCCGGGAAAAACAAAACAGCGTCAGCCATTGCCGCCGGTTATTCGGCGAAGACCGCCAGGGTTAAAGGCTCGCAGCTGGCAAAAGATCCGGAGGTGCTCGCGTTTATAGCCCGTAAACAGTGCGAAACGGTGGAGGTGGATGAGGTTCCTGTTTACCGGCAGAAAAAATCAGAGCAGGAGGATAAACCCCGTCGTCGTGAGGTGGCTGCAATAACACAGCCGGACGAAAACAATCCGGAGATGCCTCCGCCCGCGGTGATATCTCATGGTATTGAATATATGGAGGATGGTCTTCCCGATCCGGTGAAAGCTATGGGGCAGATCCTGGTGGAAAACCTGATAATTGACCCGAAACTGGCACTGGATGCGGCCTGGCGACTGGCGCAGTTCACACACCATAAAAAAGGCGATGCCGGTAAAAAATCGGCAAAAGGTGATGCCGTGAAAAAAGCGGCTAACCGTTTTGCGGTGCCACCACCTCCCCGGCTGGTGGTGAATAACCAGAATGAGGAAAGCGGATGATACCTGTATGGAGCACGGCATGTCCGGACTGGGCAGAGCGCCTGAAAAAGGGGCTGTCGATTATTCCGGCTCCGATTTATCCGGACCAGGCTGCACATGCACTGGCGATTTTTAAACAACTGCGAATTGTGGATGCACCGGGTAGCCCGACATTCGGGGAGTCCTGTGCACCGTGGGTGTTTGACCTGGTGGCGGCCCTGTTTGGCTCCTACGATGCGCAGACCGGTGTTCGCCATATCAAGGAAGTGTTTATCCTTATCCCCAAGAAAAACAGTAAGTCCACGCTGGCCGCGGGGATCATGATGACGGCGCTGTTACTGAACTGGCGGCAGGCGGCGGGCTACACCATTCTGGCCCCGACCGTGGAGGTGGCGGCTAACGCCTTCAACCCTGCCAGGGATATGGTACGACGGGACGATGATCTGGATGACCTCTGTCAGGTGCAGACACATATCCGGACCATCACCCATCGGGTGACGGACACCACCCTGAAGGTGGTGGCAGCCGATCCGAATACGGTGTCCGGTATCAAGTCCGTGGGGACACTGATTGATGAACTGTGGCTGTTTGGCAAGCAGTACAAAGCGGAAGACATGCTACGTGAAGCCATCGGCGGGCTTGCCTCCCGTCCGGAAGGATTTGTGGTGTACACAACCACCCAGTCGAATGAACCGCCTGCCGGGGTGTTCAGACAGAAACTGCAGTACGCCCGGGATGTCCGTGACGGCAAAATTCATGATCCGCACTTTCTGCCGGTGATATTTGAACACCCTCCTGAAATGGTGGAAAGCGGGGCTCACCTGCTGATGGAAAACCTCGCCATGGTTAACCCGAATCTCGGTTATTCGGTGGATGAGGCCTTTCTGTACCGGGAGTACCGTAAAGCCCGGGAAGCCGGTGAAGAGACATTCCGGGGGTTCATGTCAAAACACGCCAATGTGGAAATTGGTCTTGCCCTGCGCTCTGACCGCTGGGCGGGGGCTGATTTCTGGGAAGAGCAGGGCCGTTGTATCAGCCTGGACGATATCCTGCGTCGTGCTGATGTGGTGACGGTGGGGATTGACGGCGGAGGGCTGGATGATCTGCTGGGGATGTATGTGATTGGGCGTGACCGGGAGACCCGCGAATGGCTGGGCTGGGGCCATGCCTGGGCGCATGAAACCGCGGTGGTCAGACGGAAGAGTGAGGCATCCCGGTTTCAGGATTTTGTGGCCTGTGGAGACATGACGATTGTCCGTCGGGTCGGGGATGACACGGCGGAAGTGGCGGAGTATGTGCGTCGTATTCATGAGGCTGAGTTACTGGATCATATCGGTATTGACCCGTCAGGTGTGGGGCAGATTCTGGATTCACTGGCGGAAGCCGGGATCCCCGATGAGAGTGTGGTGGGGATAAGCCAGGGCTGGAAGCTGGGCGGGGCCATCAAAACCACCGAGCGCAAACTGGCTGAGGGAGTGCTGGTGCATGGTGGTCAGCCACTGATGGCCTGGTGCGTTGGCAATGCCCGGGTGGAGCCTAAAGGTAACGCCATTCTTATCACCAAACAGGCCAGCGGACGGGGAAAAATTGACCCACTGATGGCGCTCTTCAATGCGGTGTCCCTGATGTCCCTGAATCCGGAACCGAAAAAGAAAGCGTATGAGGTTTTTTTCATATAACCCTGCTCACCCTGTAACCATCATGAACCGCTGCGGCGGTTTTTTTATTTTCAGGAGGCTGATGTGACTCTTAAACGGGCCTGTTCCCTACTGACGGTGAAATCCTTCAGTGAGGATGAACGGGTGATCACCGGGATTGCGTCAACGCCTTCTCCGGATCGGGATGGTGACATCCTGGAGCCGGAGGGGGCGGAGTTTGGCAGTACGATCCCGTTTCTCTGGCAGCATGACCATTCCCGCCCTGTAGGCCAGTGTACGGTGCGTCGGGTCAGGGAAGGGCTGGAAATCACGGCAATGCTGGTGAAGCCGGAGCCGGGGATGCCCTCCCAGATGGCAGCCCGGCTGGATGAGGTCTGGGCGGCCATTAAGACCGGGCTGGTCAGGGGGCTGTCCGTGGGCTTCCGTCCCCATGAATACACCTTTCTGGACGGAGGCGGACTGCATTTTCTGCGCTGGGAACTGATGGAGGTGTCTGCCGTCACCGTGCCCGCGAATGCGGAATGCACCATCCGGACCATTAAATCTTACGACCGCCCGTTTTCTGCCGCGTCCGGCAACCGGAAACCGGTGGTGAAAATCGCATCTTCTGCCGGCGCTGCGGCACAGTCAACAACCGTTTTTCATAAGGAAAAGACCATAATGAATATTGGCGAACAGATTAAAAGTTTTGAAAACAAGCGTGCAGCGCTGGCAGCCTCCCTTGAGGAGGTCATGACCAAAGCCGCAGAGGAAGGGCGCACGCTGGATGTGGAGGAGGAAGAGCATTACGACAACACCGCAGCGGAAATCCGTCAGGTGGATGCGCACCTGAAGCGCCTGCGTGAACTGGAAGCCGGTAAGGCCGCCACGGCGCAGCCGGTGAAACAGGCCGGTAACGGGAATGTGGCCGCGGTGGCTTCAGCGCCGGTGATCCGTGTGGAGCAGAAACTGGAGAAGGGGATTGGCTTCGCCCGCTTTGCCAAATCGCTGGCTGCGGCTAAAGGCGTCCGATCTGAAGCCCTGGAAGTGGCCCGTCGTCAGTATCCGGATGACAGTCGTCTGCATCATGTCCTGAAATCGGCAGTGGGCGCGGGGACCACCACGGATCCGCAGTGGGCAGGCAGCCTGTCTGAATATCAGGAATACGCACAGGACTTTATTGATTACCTGCGTCCGCAGACCATTATCGGGCGATTTGGTCAGGGCGGGATCCCTGCACTTCGTCAGGTGCCGTTCAATATCCGTGTGCACGCCCAGGTGTCCGGCGGTGCTGCCGGCTGGGTGGGTGAGGGTAAGGCAAAACCCCTGACGAAGTTTGATTTTGAATCCATCACCTTCAGTCATGCGAAAGTGTCGGCCATTGCGGTACTGACGGAAGAATTGATCCGTTTTTCCAGTCCGGCTGCTGATGCACTGGTCCGTAATGCGCTGGCGGAAGCGGTAGTGGCGCGTCTGGATACAGACTTTGTGGACCCGAAAAAAGCGGCGGTGGCGGATGTCTCCCCGGCGTCCATCACCCATGATGTGAAGGGCATGGCATCAACCGGTAACCCGGATGCGGATGCCGAGGCCGCGTTTGGCCAGTTTGTGACGGCAAATCTGCAGCCCACTGGTGCTGTCTGGCTGATGTCCAGCACGAATGCCCTGGCGCTGTCCATGCGTAAAAATGCGCTGGGTCAGAAGGAATACCCGGACATGACCCTGCTTGGCGGCACCTTCCAGGGCCTGCCGGTGATTGTCTCCCAGTACGTGGGTGACCAGCTGGTGCTGGTGAATGCGCCGGATATTTATCTGGCTGATGACGGCGGTGTGGCGGTGGATATGTCCCGTGAAGCGTCACTGGAGATGCAGTCTGAGCCGGGCGGCGACAGCACCACACCGTCCCCGGTGGAGCTGGTTTCCATGTTCCAGACAGGCAGCGTGGCCATCCGTGCGGAGCGCTGGATCAACTGGCGTCGTCGCCGTACTGCGGCGGTGGCGGTGATCACCGGAGTGAACTACGGCAGTGCGTCCGGCGGCTGAGTCTGATGAGGAGGACGGGAGGCGTGCGCCTCCCGTAACAGGTTATGGCAAAGATCCGATATCTGCAGGGCACGCATGATGCCCGGGCCGGGGATATCCGTGATGTGGCACAGCCGTGTGCGGAGGTGCTGGTTCGCCTGGGGAAGGCGGAGTACATCACAGTGCGACGTCCGGCAGGTCAGAAAAAGAAACGTGATGCGGAGCATGGCGAATGTGGAACCTTTTGCGGCGAACCCGAAAAAACCAGAAATCAGGACGTGATGTAAAAGAGGTGGGCTGGACCAGCCTGTTTCAGGCGGTGGCTGAGCCTTTTGCCGGTGCCTGGCAGCAGGGCGTGAAAGCCGATCCGGAAAGTGTCCTCTCCTTTCATGCGGTGTTTTCTTGCATTTCGCTGATATCCCAGGATATCGCCAAAATGCGACTGCGCCTGATGCAGACCGATACACAGGGGATCCGCCGTGAAAAACGGCAGGGGGATATTGCCCGTCTCTGTCGTCGTCCCAATGCACAGCAGAATCGTATCCAGTTTTTTGAACTGTGGCTGAACGCCAAACTGCGTCACGGCAATACGGTGGTGCTGAAAATCCGTAACTCCCGGGGGCAGATCAAAGAACTGCGTATTCTGGACTGGAGCCGGGTTGAACCTCTGGTGGCGGATGACGGCGAGGTGTTCTATCGCATTACACCGGACCGGAACTGCGGGATCACGGAGGCGGTGACGGTGCCTGCCCGGGAAGTGATCCACGACCGGTTTAACTGTTTTTTTCATCCGCTTGTGGGGCTGCCGCCGGTGTATGCCGCCGGGCTGGCGGCCACGCAGGGGCATCATATTCAGGCAAATTCAACGTCTTTTTTCAGAAATGGCGGCAGGCCGTCCGGGGTGATTGAGATCCCCGGCAGTATAACGGAAGAAAATGCGAAAAAACTGAAGAGCAACTGGGACAGCGGGTATACCGGCGAAAATGCGGGGAAAACGGCGATCCTGAGCAACGGGGCGAAATATAACCCCACGACGTTTTCACCGGTGGATGCGCAGACGGTGGAACAACTGAAGATGACGGCTGAAATTGTCTGTTCGGTGTTCCGTGTCCCGGCCTACAAGATTGGCGTTGGCCAGCCGCCTTCCAGTGACAACGTGGAGGCGCTGGAGCAGCAGTATTATTCCCAGTGTCTGCAGACGCTGATTGAGTCCATTGAGCTGTTACTGGATGAGGCGCTGGAAACGGGGGAAAACGAGAGCACGGAGTTTGACGTCACCACGCTGCTGAGAATGGACAGCGAACGGCGCATGAAAACACTGGGTGAATCGGTGAAAAATACGCTTCTCACGCCCAATGAGGCCCGTAAACGTGAGAACCTGCCGCCCCTGGCCGGCGGTGATGCACTGTATCTTCAGCAGCAGAACTACAGTCTGGAGGCGCTGTCCCGTCGTGATGCCCGTGAAGATCCGTTTGCGTCGTCCGGGAAAAGAGTTTCAGCCCAACTGCCTGACGGCGCATCTGACGGTAATAAGGCAATCAGTGAAACAGAGCATGGTGCGTTGAAAGCGATGTTGAGGGGGATACTGAGAAAATGACGGAACGGGAACTGTCCATTATTCGTGCACTGGGCGAAGAATTCGCCACGGTGCTGGCGGATTTACAGCACACATTTGAGGAGAAGATGGCCGCGCAGGCACAAGCGTTTGAAGAGAAACTGGCTTCCCTGTCGGCGGTATTACAGAAGCATGTGACGGTGGATGAGGTACATCCGGTTCTGCAGGCGATGGTGGATGACGCTGTGGGGACCATTCCGGTACCGCGTGATGGTCGTGATTATGATCCGGATGTACTGCAGCAGGCGGTGAATGATGCGGTTGCGAATATTCCGGTACCGGCGGACGGCAAAAGTATCACCCCCGATGATGTGCGTCCGATGCTTGAGCAGATGGTGAAAGAGGC